TTCGTCGCAACGTCACCCGCTCCACGGCCAACGTTTACACCATGAATTAAAGCATCTCCGCCATCAACATCGAGAAGTGCTGAAGGAGTTGCAGTAGAGATACCTATCCTGTCATTACCTGCATCAATGTGAAGAAGGTTGGCATCACCATTCCCTTCAACGCGGAAATCTAAATCATTACTTGCATCGTTAAATACAATTTCTGCGCTGCCAAACGAAGCACGCTCAACACCACCTGTCGTGATAATAATTTCGTCAGACGCAGGACGTGCAAGACCTGTGTTCGTATCTGACGTGAAAAATATGCTTGGACTAGCAGCAGATCCGTCAGCAAAACCACTGCTCAGACCAGTAGCACTAAATACACCAACCTCAGTACCAGCACATGCAATGCCAATTTCATTAGCTGCTTTAGAGAAGAACCCAGTATCTTTGTCCGTGACGAAGGTAATCGACGGGGCAGTATTACTGCCTGCAGGGAAATCAACACCTACATTGACATAATCAGCGCCAGCAAGAATTACACCAAAAAAGCTTGCACCACCTGATGGAGCTGAGCTAAATACAATATTACCGCCGCTTAGATTAAAACCAGAAGAACCTGTAGGATCAGGCTCCTGAATAACACCAGCGATTGAAATTAAACATTGCTGGGGGTTAATTGGTAAAGGTACAGGCGCTGCGCCACCTACTTGTAGGGCAAAACTTGTAACACTGCCATTGAAAGAAGAACTAATATCATCAATGATCAGATAACTTTGAAAAGCTACCTCAAGGTCGTTACCGATGTAAGCCATTTAAAATTTTTACAGACTGGGCTGGACAGGCCAACTGATATCTTCTAATCTAGCAGCCTGATAAGTTTGAGGAAGATCACGAAGTGCTTGTCTGTATGCAGCCCAAGCAGCCTGATCAATAGTAGAACCTGGGGTCATCACCCAGTCAGTGGAACGTAAAAGAGCGTCTCTTTTCTGTCTTACTACACGCCAAGAAGAATCTTCCTGCGAAAGAATTGCGACGGGATTAAGAAGAGCCTCCAGCTCCTCTACACGAAGAGTTAACGCCTTTACTAATTCTGTGGCCTCATTAGTTGTTAAACCCATGACCTATTAAGGAGTCTGCTCTAAGTAACTAATTGATAAGTCTAAAGATGTTGCTGTATTGCTACGTGCTCTAAGCACATCATTTGATTCAAGAATAATTTTTGAGCCTGCAATCACCTCGAGGGTAGAGCCAGCAGGCACTGGCGCATTCCGAATTAGATAAACATCGTCGCCGGTGTTTGTGACCAGATAAATATCAACATCAGCGCTGCTACTGGCTTTATTCGAAACAAGACAGCTAAGCAAAACCAAGGTTGCAGTGTTTCCTGCAGTCAGAACGTTAGTTGCGGAATCTGTGATTACCGTAGTAACGAGGCTTGACTTGGTGTCGATTTTAAAAGTGTTTGCCATATTATCCTAAGGCGACAATCAGAGCGAGGTTTTCGGATGAATCGAATGCACCGCTTACTGTCAAACTTCCAGTAATCGTGACATTACCAGGAACGCTAATAGCGCCAGCTGAATCTATTGTAAGCCTAGCAACACCACCCGTCACGAATGACACTTGGTCAGGTCCCGGTGAAATAATTCCGGTGTTGGGATCAGAGGCAAATTTTAAAGCGCAACTACTTAGTGAGCCTAAGGCAAGTTGAGAGTTACTCCCATCATCTCTAAGAAGAGGAAAGCCTCCTGCTGTTACTGCATCGTGTATTACGCATGCATTCTTATCAGTGTCGACAGTAACTTCACCAGCAGCGCCTGTAAAGACTGAATGCTGGACAGTTGTGCCTCTGCGAAATTGTACTTGGGTTGCCATAGATCTATCCTAATGCAACTGCAATTGCGGTAGCAAAATCTTCTGTAGCGATTGTTCCGCTCGAATTAGGAACGGTCATCGTCCGAGTTGTCGAGGATGCTATACCAGAACACTCGAAAGCAAGTTGTTTTGTGTTGTCTGAGTTATCTCTAACTCTAAAGCCACTATCGTTAGTTACCACTGCAGCTGAAGTTACTGATGTCAAGCCTGCAATAGTGGTGGCTGAACTACCTAAAGCAATTGAGGTAGAGCCAACTGTTACTGTGGAGTTGGCTAGTTGAGAATTAGGTATTGCATTTGTACCGAACTCCCCTGTTGAACTGTTATACGAAAGTCCCGATCCAGATGCCACACTTAGATGAGCACGCACTTCACTAGCACTCGGACCTGTGTAAGTTATTACTCCTGTCGAATTGTTATAAGCAAGACTGCCATCCCCTCCGGAATCAGTGACTGAGATTTCACCTCTTATGTTTGCAGCTGTAACTTTTGTATAAGTAAAAGCACCTGTTGAGTTGTTATACGCTAAAGATCCATGGCCCGTTCCGCTGTTACTTGCACTTAAAGAGGTGAGCAGCGCTACAGTGCCACCGGCATCTGGAAAAAGTATTGAACGATCTGCAGTAGCATTCGTTACTGAAATAGTTGTTTCGTTCGCATCAGCACTAGAACCTTCGAATGTAATGCCAGAGGAATTTAGAAGAATTCCATTTGCTGCATCTGCTGCACCAACTCGTACTGTAGTTGTGCCTTCAAGTGTGGTGGATGTGAGTGACGTAAGACCAGTAACCGTGGTTGCGGTGGCACCAAGTGAAATACTTGTCGAACCGACCGTTAACGAGCTGTTGGCTAGCTGGCTATTTGGTATTGCACTTGTACCGAATTCTCCTGATCCGTTGTTATACGTAAGTCCCGATCCAGACGCAACACTAAGATGAGCACGTACTTCACTTGCACTAGGTCCTGTATAAGTAATTACACCGGTGCTTGAGTTGTAAGCAAGAGACCCATCACCTCCGGAATCAGTAACAGATATTGCACCTCTTGCTCTGGCATTTGTAAAGTACTGATTAGTACCTTCAGACAGATCAGAAGTACTATTTCCAGCAAGATTTAACTTATCCGAAGAGGTGTTCAGCTCCTGGATAAACCCTGAATTAAGGATTAATGAGTTTTTTGTTGCCATGGATCTATCCTATCAGTGGTAAAAATTAACTCAGAAGAATCGGAGGTTCTAATTGAATGATTAAGTTCGCTGTTGTAGACGCCTCACCTACTCTCACCAGATATTGTCCAGCTGTCGATGGTGGTGTTGCCGTTATACCCCCGTAGCCTGTAGCAAGGTAAAACGGATCTCCTGCATCTAAACCAGAAGTAGCGAGGACACCAACCGTAAGAACACGTACTTCTTCGCCTGTATTCTTTGCGGTCTGAGCAAAGCCGACAACAGTAGCTTCATCAAGCGTTCCTGCAGCTCGCGCTAAACCAACCTTGCCATCTGAAGAACGTGAATAAAGAGCTGCACCCTGAGTAACATTTTCAAATGCTAAAGCACCAAAACCAGCGACTGCATAGACAGTTTTACCTGCCATGGTGTCTTTCAAGTCAATGAGTACTTGAGTAAAACCCTCAGCGTTTGAAGAGTATGGTTTGTAATTACTGACTCCTGCCATCAGTTCAGTCTCATTGGAGGCTCAAGTTGAATGCTAAATTCAGATGTAGTTGCTCCTTCACCAACACGTGCTACAAATTCACCAGATCCTGTAGGTGGCGATGTGGCTATGGCTCCAGGTGTCGTGCTGAGAAAGTACACATCGCCGGGGTCGATAGCGCTTGGATAATCAAGCAATCCAGCAACAAGGACTTTTACAGTTGCACCTGATGCCGCAGCGTCATCTGCGAAACCAACAACAAGAGCTTCGTCCTGTGTGCCATCAGCCTGCGCTTTACCTACTTGACCATCACTACTCCTCATATACAGCGCGTCACCGTCAGACACGGCCTCGAAAGTGGTGGCGTCAAAACCGATCCTTTCCGGCGCAAATACAGGAAAACCTTCTTTTAGATCGATAACTGCATCAACCAAGCCACGATAGTTTGGCTCGTAAGGTTGCCGAGTCATTGTAAAGGCATTGGCAGTCATTAGGTCTACTAAGACTGCAATTGCGCCTTCTATATTGGGCTCATAGCCGGTTGCCATATTTCAACCCTATAATTAATAATTCTAAATTGTTTGACCCTTTAGAATAGACAGATAAGAGAAGCAAGCATGTCACCTGAATTGATAACTGCTGTAATCACAGGTGGCATTGGCGCCTTTACGGGACTTTCGCGTGCCTTGAACAATTTTAACAAGAAAATCGAAAAACGCTTTGAACGTCTTGAGAAGGATTACGATTCTCTTTATGACAAAATCACAAAAGAATATGTGCTGAAAGAAGATTTCAGACGTGAAATTGGGTCAGTGCATACCAAGCTTGACCGAATACTGGACCACTTACTATCTCGTTAGAGTGTGACCCAGGCAGAAGCATCTGCGTCATACATAAGAAAATTAGAGGCGGCGCTGTCATAGTGAAGCTGCCCATCGACAGGACTTGTAGGTTGGCCTGCGCTTCTTGATACAACAGCCTTCACTGTCTTAAAGCTGGTTCCATCATTAATTTTAAGTATCTGCGTACTTGCTGTATCCAGCCAGGACTCACCTTTACTGTTACTCGTGAAGCCAACACCAGAGGCATTGGGTGCTGTAGCTCCTACAAAGGTCGGGCCTGCTTTTATTAAACCAGTGCCTGAATCTTTGAAAAATAGACCTGGCTCTCCTACATTTGTATTGATAGCAAGTTCACCGTCACCAAGTCTTGTGGGAAATGGGCGGTCTCTTAAAACTGAGGAGCGTCTGGAGAGTATTTGTACCGACATTTAAGTATTGATGTATGCACCAGCATCAACTATTCTATCTTGATCAGTCAATGGGCTGTAAGTACTGGCTTCAATCTTCACAACGGATGCTGTGCTTTCTGTCGGAATGCCGCTGAGATATTCTCCTCCCTCCACAAAACCTTGCTCAAATTCATCGGTGTACTCACTCAAAGGTTGGTCAATCAATCCAAACTTTGCGTTCTCAATTACCTCAGGTTGTAGGTTAAAAAGCTTGTTCACCAGCTGCGCAAACCTGCTAGTTGTGTTAAAAACAGTACCTGCTCGGTCAAGCAAGCCTTGAGCGTTACGTCTGATATCGTCTGTCAATAACATCGAAGGCGCCGAAGCTCTAAAGTCAGCAACATCTTCAGGATTATTGTTCTGCCCTGTGATGTTTTGCGTTCCAGCCCAGCCAAAAAATTGCCTATCAAGTACATATTTCTCAGCTGCTTCTTTTAATTTGATTGATTCTTTTTCAAAGTTTTTGTAAAAAGTTTGTAAACCTTTACCAACAGGTTGATCACTTGGTTCTAAAAGCCAGGTTCCTACATACTCATGTGGTTGAAGGTTCGAAACATCACAATATCCTGCTGTCGTATCGCTGAATGGGTAGACAATTACAAATATATTAGAGTCTGTGACTGACGAAACTACATAATCTCCACTAAGGGCTGCTCCGCTGGTGAAAGTAATTTTTACGCGCTGATTCTGCGCCAACCCGTGGTCAACTGCATTGATTGTGATGTTAGGACCACTCTGTGTGTACGACGAAGACAATGAAATCGGCTGACCACCTTCATCATGAATCAACGCCCACATGGAGGCATATATATGTTTACACCAACGGGGCTGATAGTAAAGCAGTGTTTGAGAAGCAAACTCCGCTGTATCTTCATACTCAGGTAGTTGGTAAAAATTGTTTACAGTTGTATAGCCAAAATCTTCAAAAACACCTGGGTTGTCCCTGCTATTACTGAGCTCATTGTTTTTATTTATTGTCTGTCCTGGGCTTAAGTTCTGTACAGGTGTAACAGGAAACCTCTTTTTATTTTTGTCTGCAAAAAGATTGTATCCTCTTCTTTTTGTATAGTCTTGACAGCTACACTGCCATCTCAATTCAGTGGTAAGGTATCTTCCAACTGTAAATCCTCGGTGCGCTGGAACAACTGTGGCAGTCTGTCCTGATATGGTTTTAGCCCCGTAACTATCTTTACGTTGAAAAATTATTTCCTTTGTTGTCGCATCAGAACCTGTAACCGTGAAACCAACATAATCAGTGTAATCAAACCCTCTTATAAGACGATTGACTTTTACATTGCCGCTCGTTGAGCTACTCGTAATAGTTAAGAAAGTAAAAGCAGTTGTTGAGGTGACAGTAATTGAATAACGACCTGATGGTACATCTCCGGTAGAAACATCTAGAAATACTTTGTTACCAGTAGCAAGACCATGGGCAGAACTAGTGGTAACTGTTACTGTCGAGGCAAATCTGCTATATGTCGAATCAATACCAGGATCACGTTCGACAATACGGTCAGTCATTCGCTCATCCTTTAAAAGACTGACCTGTTCAGGTAGTTCGCGAAGCTTTACCCTGGTGTTTGTCCACCTTGTATCAGCAAACGTCGTCGATAAGTAATAAGTGACGTTGCCACTTGTCGTAGCAGAGGTTGTCGCTGTCAGTGTAAATGTATTCTGCGTCCTAGAAACAATCGCCAAGGTATCATCAGTGGCTGAACCTGTTGTGAAGTCAAGATATATTTGGTCACCTATAAAATAATTATGATTTGACTTTGTAACAGTGATGGCAGTCCCTGATTGTGCGTAAGTTGCACTTACTCCAGCTGATAAATAACGTACTTCATCGATAGGAATGCCAATATCGTAAAAAGAAAACGAATTTGTATCACGCATACCTACCAGCTGCTCACCTATCTCATTGCTTGCTGATGGATACGTGAAAAGGCGAGCAGGAACAAAGATTCCTGGGAATTGTTGGAACGAAAAGTATAAACGATAGTCCCCACGGGCGTTTCTCTCCCGGAAAAGCGAACCTAATGTACTTTGAGTGATGGAATATAGCTCAAAACCCCTTCTCCAACGTGACCAAAGGGAATCTTGGTTATAAAAACGGATTTCACTAGCGTCTTGGGGATTATTAGTCGTGTCAAATGGATTTTCTGCTGCTGCACGACGATTTGGGCCTTCGAAAGACGTTAATCTGCCGAAATTTTTGTCCTGATTACGGTCAAAAGGCCCAGACGAAGAGCTTTTGAACTTGTTTAGTCCAAAAGGCATGGCAATTAATCAATAGAAGCCGCCCTGAACACCGACATAGAAGCCATTTGTAAGGGCGTTGGCCCCACTTACAGCCGCATAGAGGGCTTGCCCACGCTTGAGCATCAATCCACGGCTCTTCAGTGCTTTACTACTATTTGCGCTGCCCATATTTGTCCCTGCCTGCACCACTGGGTGATTAATAAAAGGTAAATCCTCTTTATCAGTCAGGCTATAAACTACTTCGGAGGCCAACGCCTCAATGCTGGAGACAAAAAGTGGGAAGAATTGGTTGGTGTTACTGACAGTACCAACGTTTACTAAATAGAAACAAATATCAATAGGAAGGCGAACGCTCACGTTGCCGGTGATAGTGCCACTGAGGCTCGGTATGGCTGCGGTGAACGTTGTCGGGGTGACCGTGGCGATAGTCAATTCAGAATCGATGGGAACGGCGCCTGAACTGTAAGAGGTAAAATCACACCACACCTTTTGCCCAACTCGTGCATTGTGCCCACCAGCGATGGTCACAGTCACCGTCGTACTGTTAGCAGAATAGGTCCCCGTGGTGACAGCCTGCGCGTCAATAAACTCGAGACAACGCTTTGTATAACGCAGCCAAATTTCATCGATGTAAGCACCAGAAATAGACGTGTTCGTCGCACCGGAGTCAACATCAAAAATCTTTGTTGCGTTACCAACAGCAGTAGGAACAAGGTTTGTGCTGAAGGCCTGGCCTGAAGCAACGGTCAACAACGTCGAGGTTGTTGCCGGGCGATCGACCATCAATGGTTGCTTATTAGAACTACTGCTTGACACTTCTATCAGCTGATAACGTTATTTGTATTATAGCGGAATAGGTTTAGTCTTTCTTTTTCTTCTCTTCCATGCGCTTACGTGCCTTGGAGAGAGCATCCTTACGCTTCTCCTTATCACTCATCTTAGATTCTTTATCGGAATCCTCCTTTCCTTCCTGTTTCTTCTTAAAGTGAGCCAGGAGCTCTGGGGGCATTTTATTTTTAGCCATGATTAAAAGCGTGAATAGATATTGCCAGCGCTAGCTAAATTATTGCCGGCTCCTTGCAGGTATCTTGAACGTGGTTGTTTTGACACCATGTCAGGATTGTAAGAGCTACTAAATTGTTCATCCAAAAGATCAGGTGTGCCGATGATGTCTTCAGGTTGTGTTCCCATTGCTTGTCCGGCTAAACGATCAACAACTTGCTGAGCGTTTGCGGTCAAACCTGGGGCCTCGACAATGATACGATCACCTTTAGGAGATGGGGATGATTTAGCTTGACCCATTTACTTAAGCAACTGATTTAGGTCTCGTGGGTTTTAGTAATTTCCGCGAAGTTCATCGCGCAAATCGGAGCCAGAAACATAAGGTTCAGGACTATAACCTGGCACTAATAATTCTAACGGAAGTCTATCCCCTGCCATTCTTGTACGAGTCCCTACTCCGAAAGTTGCTTTTCCTGCAGGTTCAGTTGGTATATCGCTCCGGCGTAAACCCAACATGTAACCCACATTAGTCCGAGGTTTGACCACATCAAAGCGCTGCCACAATAAAGTCAACCGTGGCGGCTGTGCCCCCAGCTTCACTTACAAAAACAGGACGAATATATTTAACAGGTCGCCCATCAACACTATAAAAATAGTTACCGTTTGAAGTGATAGTTTGATCAGCAATAATGTCAGCCCAGTCACTATTGTTAAGGCTTCCTTGCAGAGCAACAATTACGTTAGTGTTGATCGCGGCTACCTTTACAAACAAGTTATAGCTCGAAGTCGAGAAATAATTATTTACGGCAACTTGCACCTCACTGCCATTACCAGGAGCAGTCAGCTGCGTACTGGTATCAAAAATAGTATCTTGAAAATAGGTTACGCCTGCCATCGCGCTTGTATAGGTCTTTTGTTAAGAATAACAGGGGGAATGTTATCCGCGTGGGACCTCGTAACTTCCCGCATATATGCAGGATTATTTAATTGAAAACGCGGATCATCTTCACCTGTGTATGACACCACGAAATCGCAGGGGCTGTGTTGTTCCTTTTGTGCCGTGTTGAAAGGATCACTGAAACCTGCAGTCTGCATCTGATAATCATTGTACATATTCCTGTAGGTCACAGGAAACGACTGGCTATATCCAGGTACAGCAGCAAACCTCATCATTTCATAAACTCTGGTGCTTTAAAAGCGCCCTGCAATAATTCCAATACATTAAAAGATTTAGGAGCCGCTGGGGTATCAAGAGTACGGTTAATTCCTAAACCAGCTCCGCTCTTTCTTTTCTGAGCTTTGCTGACCGCTGTACGCACTTTTTCCGAACTCTTAATGTCTACCGGAGGGGGTGCAGTTGGTTCTGGCATAGAAGAAGAGACTCCTGCTGCTTGCTGAGCACCAGGTAGATATTCTTTATACTTACCACTCTTGTAAACAGACCAAGCCCCTAAACCTTGTGAGTCAAGAATTGATTTTGCTGCGCGGACGTTGGTTTTGGGATCATATAGCTCCTCATTTGCCTTCAAGCCTAAGTTGCGACGACGCTCAGAACCCAGCATGTAACCAGGCTCATCAATCATGTTGATTTGATAAAGCCCAAACGAGTAATCTCCGGTACTTCTGTCAGGATTTAAAGCCTTAGGGTTCAAGCCGGATTCAGCTTGACTAATCGCGACCATTGTCGGAATTAAATCTTCTTTTACACCTTCTTGTCTAAGAAGACCTGCAAGTTGTGACTGAGATACTGAGCTCACGGTACTATCGATGATTGGTTTCGAGAATGAGACGGGTGCCGACAGCAACATCAGCAGGGCCAGGAAGCGCCTGAATAAATTCTGCACCTTCCCTGTTAAACCGGTAACGGGCTTGCTCAGGATTTCGGTAATTAGGTACATATAAATGCAACGCCAGACGATCAGTCTCGTACATGTAAATCTGAGTCCACGTTTTCAACGTTTCTTTGAAATCTGTGGTTGCGATCGTACGATCGACATCACCAGCGATTGACTCAATTCGGCCACGTGGCACCGTCGCGTTGTTCATGGTGCCAGTCATATCCGTGCGCTTCTCTGCCTCGTCACAACGCTCTACTTGCTCCACAATCTTGCCGTACCAAAAAGAGTCCGGAACGTTGTCCAGAGCCTCTTCTAAGCGGGCTAGGTCACCTGCTGGGATTGATGTGGTGTTGTACCCCAGGTGCCAACGCACTTTAGATTTTAGAAAATTATCAAGCTGCATTTAACACTGCCAAAGCGTTACTGTGCACGTCTTACATGCATCAATAACAGATTAACACGCGCACATAATCACTCGACACGCACAATGTTTTCCTTGAAAATTTCTTCCCAATCAACACGTTTGATTGATCTCAATTGCTCAAGACGTTGAAAGCGCTCACCTGGAAGAGTGAGCTGAAGATCTTTAATGTCACGGGCCGTTTTAAGGCCGACCCCAGGGAGTGAATCTGCTATTTGACGAGCAGAAGCCATATTGATATTCACTCGCATATCAATTGGGAAGGTTTCCTTCTTTGTAGGCTTTGCTGGCTTTGCACCTTCAGCTTTGAGATTCTCAGTCAAGCGAACTTCATTACGCTCTTGCTCAACCGTTGCATCTAGATGTGGAACGAGGTCGTCTTCATTAATGTAAAAAACTTCTTCGTTCGCATCCAGGCACATCAGAATACCTTCACCATGCTGAGATACAACCTCGACAAGACCTCCAGTAACACGGTTCTGATACAACATAGCGATAGACGATTACTGATATAGCATACCAAAATTAATCTAACTGGACAATAAAAAGCGGGCCATGAAGACCCGCTGTGTTGATATTGTGAGTAACGATCAGGAATCGCTACCGCCCACTTGAGAGGCGAAGTCCAGGCTGCCAATGATATCCATGAAGGAAGTAGCAGCGGCAGGACGCAGGTAGTTAACGCGGCAGATGATGTAAGCAGCTTTGCCGGCGTCCTTATCATCAGAGCTGATGAAGACACCGTCGCCGTCCACGGAGGTGGAGGTCACAGCGTTGACGTTGTACACCTTGAAGGTGGTGTCAGCGGTGACGCGGAACATCATGGCGTTTGCAGCATCCTGGTCGTCGATACCGGAGGTGGTAACGGCGGTCCAGAAAGGTGCTTCTGCCACGGAAACATCGGATTCACCCTGGGCGATAGTGCCTGAGGAGAATGCGGTGGTGACGGCGGTTGCGGCAGCCAGACCGTTGGCCTGAGTCGCAGGAACGCCGAAAGGAGAGCCACTGTTGTCGGGACCGAACAGCAGGATCTCGGTGTTGGTGCCGTCGATATCTGCAGTCAAAGGAGTTGCAGGATAGGAAGGCTCACCAGCGGAAGGAATGTCCTGGCCGATAGCAATCGAAGCGCTGTAAATATAAGCGGGACGATCAGCGTCAGCTTGAACAACCAGTGAAGTGCGGTCATCACGCACACGGTCGTCAGGACGACGGTCGGGAGAAGGAACCGTCAGGTTGAAGCTCTTGTTGTTGGCTTTGTCAGCAGTCAGATTACTGACTTTGACATAACCAACCATCTCGTAGAGCTCGAAGCCAGGCCAGCCAAAAACACCTTCGGTGTTATAGGAGGACAGGCGGTTGATTTGATTACCGGGCTGCAGAATTGCGCCCTTTTCAGCAGTGTAAGATGCCATTAGTTACGTACCTCCTTTATCACTCAGTAATGGTGAAGGCGGTGGTCACGAAGTCCTTATTCAGGTTCGCGAAACCGGCGTACAGCTGCCAAATCAAGATGATAAAGCGGCTGAAGTCGTCATTGTTGTTGATCAGGACCTGAGCATTCGGGCCGCCGATACCAACACCAACTGCCTGAGGACCGAAGAACAATCCAGGAGGCGTCGAACGACCTGCAACAGCGCCAGAACCATCACCGATGTCGACAGTTGCAGTTTTGCTTGGCATGTTGGTGGTCTCGAAGAAACGCACACCCTCGAACACGAAGCCGGAAGGCATGACGGGCTCTCCAGCCACGAATTGTGCCTGACCATACTGACCGCCCTGGTACAGAGCAGCGTTAGGAGCAGACATACCCATCAGAGGGTTGGGGGCACCCATGCCAGGATAACGAGCTACTTCACGGAAGCCCTGGTCAGCACGCAGGTCCTTCATGAAGGAAGGATCAGCGATACAACGGTAGTAACCGTCTTGGAACACAGGGACGTTGCGCTTACGCAGGCTCTTAACAACGTTTAGAAGGTCCGTCTTAACGTTGAACTTGAAACGCTCAGAGGCGTATTCGGTTGCGCTATAGGCACCAACAGTGACACCAGTTTTGGTGTGATTGTTTGGATAGTAGTAGCCGCCTTGGGTGTCGCCGGACTGGCCACGAGACTCAGCCTTGAACAGCTCGTCCAGGAACACACGATCGCGCCAACGACGATAGTCGTCAAGCAGGGTCAGCGAACCGATGGACTGGTGGAACATGTTAAGGTTCCCAGTGTCCAGCAGAAGACGCTGAGCGGTCATCAGGGTCTCACGAGCAATCTTAAAGGTGCTCGGAAGATTGGTGTTATTCGGATCCGCAGGGCCGGTGTACTCACGCAGAGACACAAGCACCTTGTCTTTAACGATGGAACGGCTGTTGGCAGTACCGATCGTTTGGTCTTGGGTACGCTCGCGGCTGGTCTTGGTGCCTGGGTTACCGAAGAAGCGGTAACGATCCAGCTGCACGGTTTGACCAGGCTGCTTGGTGAAGTCGTGGACTACAACGGGCTCGCAAGCCATCTCCACGACATAAGCTGGATGGGGGCGGTATAGTTCCGCACCCAACAGCTTCGGAAAGTCGTTATCGATGAACATAATAGTTTCTCAGCTAAATTTTAGGCGCTGATACTTGAGGAAAAAATCCTCCAAATATGGAAATTTTCATTCCATTAAAAAAATTATAGCAATGCTTTATCAACCTGGTTATTTAAGTCTCAGCTAAAATCTCTGAAATCTCTTACTGAACGGTACTCTTCCCCTTCAGAGGGTGATTTGACTTCACCTGCCATACGTGGAACGGTGGGTTTACCTTCATTTATCAGATTATCCCTTAAAGCCTGGTTTATACCTAAAATACCGTCTCCTCTCTTTGCAGCATCACGCGATGCTTTCATTGCGTCAGGAAAACCTTTGCCCATTATCGAAAGTCCCGGAAATCTCCTACTGAACGGTATTCTCCACCAGCAGAAGATGCACCCACGTCCATGGGAGACGCTGGTCTAACAGAACCCGCCATCCTCGGTGCTTCTGGTTTCTTGCTGCCAGGGCTTTCAAAGACCCCTGCTTTATGTAGCTTGCTAACTGCGCCCATCACATCGATTCCGGATTAACAAACTGCATCATGGGATTGCCGCCAACCATATTCCCAGGTGAATACTGTGTAGGAGGAACAGTGCCCATGCGACCCATTGGATTTACATAGCCATCGATGGGCTGAAGAGCTGGGCTCATCGCTTGAATCTCAGGGTTGATAGGACCCTCGGCAGCTGCTTGCTGCGCTGCAGCTTCTAAAACTGCCTTAGCCATCATGGCTTTACTAACTGCTTTCTTAGCTTTACTAGAGTCCATCATTTCTTAGCTTTTTGAATAGGCATAGGAGGGTAACCAAGAGGAAGTTGACCCGTTGCAGGCATCATCTGCATCATTTGATATTGCTGCTCAATACCAATTTGGTTTTGCACCATCTCAGCGGAGCTCAACATTCCAGGGACAAATAGACCATTGCGAGGAAGGGGAGAACCAGGGAGATTGAGTTTGAGATAAGAGTTATCCAAATCACGTGGCATCCTGGGCTGAGGAGCATTTGGATTGCCAACCTGCGTCTGCATGTCTTGCATCCGGATAGGCGCATATTCATCGGTATTACCAGCCATGACCTGACGTGCAGTGTCGCCAGCACCAAACTGAATAAGACCGGGAGCACCAATCGGACCACCTGCAGTACCGATCGCCTCCAAAAACTGATCAGCCTTTTCTCTTGCTCCTGCCTTTTTTTTTGCCATAACTTGATAAAAAATTAGGGGCAGTTTCCTACCCCCTATTTTAGACTTAGTGAAGTCTAGGGATCACTCCATCACCAGGAGTTTGTTGCGGAACACCTCAGGATTCTGCTGAGCAGAATTCAGGTAACGCCAGGCGTTAGAGGGATCACGATCGGCTAGGTTGCCGAAGCTGTTCCAGAAGTCACCAGCGTTAGCGGCTGCTTGAGGCTGGGGAGGGATGGGCATCTGAGGACGGGCAGGAGCAGCTTGCTGCTGATACTGCTGACCTACTTGCTGAGCACCTTGAGGCATGACAGGAGCGGCTTCATCAGGGATAGGATGAGGGCCGTTCTCGCCAAAGAACTCACAGGTGTAGTCAGCGAGCACGTCGGGGTCAGTCAGGATGGCTTCATAAGCCTTGTGCTCGTTAGAGAGCTCCTGTAGGAGTTCACAAGCTTGGATCAGCTGCTGATTGGTCTGGATTAGGGAATCCTCGACTGAGCAGGCATAATCATTGAGAACCTTGGGAACATCAGGACCAAAGTGGTCAATGATCTCAAGACTTGCTTCGCTTACTCCGTTTGCTCGGAGCTGCTCCGGGCTGATCTCCAGAGAAGTTAGGGAAGAGTCGTTGGAGAATGCCTGGTTGTTGTTGATCGAAGGCGAAGAGGTCTGCATCCCCAGGCTGCTGAATTGGGGAGCCTGTTGGGAACCGTAGCTGGCCGGGTCGATTGCCGGAGTCTGCGTCGATTGTTGACCCAGGGTTGGGAATTGGACGGGCGAACTCAGGAGCCCGACCACCTTGTTGAACGCTTCCCGATAAGGGTTCTCCGCTTGTGGAGTCGCCTGGTACGCCTGGGGCGCGGACTGAGTAGGGAGTGAGGCCTGCATCTGCGCTGCCATCTGGGCCGGCATTTGCGGGGCTGGGGCCGTCACTTGCTGGTATGGCGCCACCCATTGGGTATTCGTAGAAACCACCGGGGCCTGTGCCGCCGTCTGCGCTACCGGAGCCGCGTAGCTGGTCGGTTGGGTCGGGGATGTTTGGGGTGCCGATTGGGTCGGCATTGCGGTATCGGCCTGCATAAGTTACCTCTTTTTGTAGGCTTTCGAGTGTGCGATAAAGGAAGGGGGTGAGATCTAATCTCGGATCCGCAGCCATCGGAAGATTCGGTTGCTGCGGATGTGGTGTCCGCATCTCTTGATTTATAAGATCAATGAATGCGGAATAAGCCCTCTGTACTTCCCCTACCACACGGAATGGGAAACCGGAGAGCATGCCCGCGATTTCGTCATCCGTTTTAGAAGGGAATAGATACTTCAGTGCTTCAATGCTATCAACACCTAACTCTTGCAAGTTTCTGGTGAAAATAGACTGGTTGAGTTTATCCTGTGTTGTATCTTCGTACACAGGTCCAAGCCAGCGCCAAAGAACAGTTCTGTCACCGTCCGGAGCTAAACCAAGAACTCCTGGAGGCAGTTCCTGATTTTCAAGTGCTGCGTCAATTGCGGCTTGAAGTTTTTTCTCGTAACGAGCTTTTGATTTTTCGTATTTTTCAAGTGCTTTTTCGTCAACTTCTTCAGGTAAAACGGGGTATTTAATCCCGCTCTCGTAAGCCATCGACTTACGGAAAATTTGTTCTTCTTGGAAGATAATTAGCTCGAGACAGCGGTTGATACCGTACGTGTACAGCTGTAAGCATTTCTTCTTGGCTGTAGCACTGACTCGACCGTAAGCCGACTTGTACTCAGTGGCAGTGACGTTGGTAATACTGAGATCATCAATACCACCAAGAGCTAATCTAATCTCACTGCGCAGTTGTTCAGCGAATCGAGCTTGATCCGTGCTGACTGCGTTCGGCGTAATAAAGCCGACCCGATCAGTAGGTTCTAGGTTCGCAATGACACGCGGAACACGCATGCCTGACCCAGGTTTGCCATTGTATCCAGGAGACTCACGAGTGACATTGTCTTGCTTAAATGTCGAGCTTGAAAGAAAGAAATCCGACTGGAAGCCTGACTGACTTGAAATACTTGGCCGCTGCGCTGGATCACTCGAGTCGTACTCAACAATGTCTTGCTTTGGACGAGATGACAGTAACGTCGGGTTGCCAAAGAAAGAAAGGTTGGCCCTGATGTTCTTCACCATCTCATCGTGAGCGATGATTTGGTTGGCCATCATGTCAAACTCACCAGCACCTTCAGTACCGAAGGCATCAGGGTTATTCAGAACCTCGACACATGGAATGAACTCCATGCTATTTTTCACCACCTTCTTGTCAGTGAAGGGGAAGTCCATTGCCTCGTTATCAAACGAGATCTCTTGTTCGCTATGGTATTCCTCAATCTCCTCGGCAGTAATACGAAGACGCATATACCGCTTGTTTGTATTCAGGCCAACGCCGCTAAACCCTTTTGACGTTTTGACTTTATAAGGATAGATAATGATGACTTCTTCTAGGTCACCTTCGGGAGAGTAATAAGCACGATAAGAATCCCGATCAAACCAGTAAATACGATAAGTTTTCTCAGTCGGTCGGATATAGAACAGTCCTTTACCGTAAGCCAGGAAACGTTCCCAGATAGAGTCGAGCCGTGCATCTAGACGATTGAACTTAATGACTTGCTGGATAAAATCGTAGCGCTGCGTACCAAAGTTATCCTGCAGCGGATAAAACTCGACGCCCTGCCTGATCCCAAACATTTTCATTTGGGAAAGGTGTGCGCTCACCAACATGGTGTCCGCAGGGCCTGTACTATCGCGTGAAACTACCGATTTGAGGATAGAGTCAAGTTGAGATTTAGCACTATCGCCCATTCTGTTAAAAAGGTCTACTGATCAATATCGTAACCAGCTTCGAGTCTTTTGAAAATAATTGTCCCGTCTTCAACCTCTACATCAAAACGTTCGTTTGGTTGTAGGGCCATGTCGTGACAAAGCTCATCCGGCAAAGGCAGGATGGCAGAACCATAAGCATCTTGCTCAAGTTCTACTTCAAAATAGCTGGGAGACATCGCGTTGAATACCTATAGTTTAAATCGTCAATACTCTAACTCTAGTTTTCCCCTTGTCATTAGTCCATTACATAGCCAAACAAGGGCGTCCACACAGTCATCATGAGATGAAACTCCAAAGTTGACGATCTCATCTTTAAGTGCCTGGAACTTTCTGTACTTATTAAAGATTAGCTTGCGTTGCTCAAATAGACCCATAATGCCACGGAAACGTGCAACCTTGTCACCCCTGAACCCTTTGACCGCATGCCAGTTCATGTTGTAGAGCCCATGTTCACCAAGACAGATTCGTTTGAAGTCAGCCTCCAGTGAAGCCTGGTATGCAACGGCTTCTGACCAAATTTCGATGTTGGTGCCAGTAGGAAAATATTGATTCTTTTCTTTGTGCACGACACCCCATTCTTCCATCATCTCCATCATGGCTTCTAATTTTTCCAAGTTACCCATAATCCTTAAACGTTTGCAGTCAATAATGTGTATCTTCCCTCCCACTCGCCCTCCCATCACGAAGGCGGTATAGTCGTTTCGTTCCCGAATACCTGCGGAAAGGTCAACACCGATTCCCAAACAATCGAATTGTGTTTCGATGGTGCCTTTGATGATTAGATCAGGAGAAAGGGAAAGCTCGCTCGTTTGTACAACTTGATTTTGGTACTGAAAAGAAAAAGCGATTGGTGCCTGCCGCCGGCGGTCGCGCAGATAATCGAGTGACCACATGGCCGGCCAATAGGATTGTTCATCACCATTTGCATCAACAGAGATCGCGGATTGGACGATCTGTACCCAGTTGTTGGCTGGAATGAATGTGGAGTTATGGATATCGTCATGGCGGAAGCGGGTGCCAAGACAGATCGCTCTGCCACCTTGGAACATCGTCGGAACGATGACTGAATTCCAGTTGTCCTCCATCGCTTGCCGGATATCCCGGTTTTTGATGTCGTCAGCACTCTTAATAGCGTCATCAATGATGCAAAGATGTGAACGCTTCGAGGTCACAGCACCCTTGAGACCTGCACAACACACAGTAAATTCTTCTTCACCTGCTGTTCGGATGCCGGCAAACTTCCAATCAATGCTCCAGTACTCGTTCGAATTAATCCCCTTGGCGATCTTTACAGTGGGGAAGATCTCCTTATAAGTTTTACTCGATTCAATGATCCTTTTGATAGCTGCGCTCTTAGGGCGTGCCACATCCACCGTGTAGGAGATGTAGAGGATTTTCAAAGGTTTCCGCGCCAGTGCATGAATACCAACCGCCCATGCCGTGTACAAGCCAAGGATCGTGGACTTCGCGCTACCCCGTGGCGCCAAGATATCAATATTTGGTCCGCCAATACCAATCAAACATTCACTGTCCTCACCCGTGCAAAGATACTTATGCCATTCTTTGTGATGCTCAGCGGGTGGTTTATCCCCTACGACATCACAGAAATATGCAAAATCCTTTCGTGCACGTTCAATATCAATATTCGAAGTCTTCTTAACAATCCGTTGCTGTGCTGCAGCACGTGCAGTCCTTCGATATACGCTATGAATACTTGTTCCTGCCATGCACAAAGCATAGCGTCATAACTCAATTAAGTCTCTCTTCTAAGAAGCGTCTAAGAAAAAGATTTTCAAGTGCTCCTTCAAAATTACCATCGTATGCAGAGAAAGCAGGCGGGGTGCTTCCCGTAGAACCAGGTGGTGTAATGACACCGAATTTACCTTTTTCCGTAGAACCAGGTGGTGTCAGTATCTCCATCTTCCCTTGCTCGGTAGATCCTGGAGGAGTCAAGATGCCAAACTTGTTCCGATCGGTTAATCCACCAACAGGAAGTCCAAGGCCAAGATCAGTCTCAGTTCTTGTTTGATTACCGACAGGACCGGAGTAGTTAACACCGATTACTTTTCCGTCTTTAAAATACCTGTCTTGATATGGATCTACAAGCATATTTACAGCTAATTTTTATCAGTCTACTAAGACTCCTCTTGAAAGATCTTTGTCCAGACTCCCATTGATGCTTCTTGAAGCGGTCCTTCGATTGGATCATCACGAAAGATCGTTAACATCTCCCGAATCGCACGGTCAGCGCCAGCAAGAATCAAACCTTGCTTGTCAAGCAAGATGCGCTCATCATTCAACTGCTTGATCGTGCCTCGCAGTTCCTTCTGCATCATCGCGATACGAGAGGCACCCATGTCCTGTTTGATCATCCCCATATCAATACCATCCCGTAGCTTCGAGATGTCCATTGTCATGGCGTCAATCTCAGCTTCTAATACACCACCAAAATCCCGCTTCTTGTGGTTCTCCTTTGACCATTCATCACATTGGACGATTGATCCGGTGAACCCTAGGAAGCGGGCATACAAGTAAATCTGGATTGGACTTACTGCTCGTTTGCTAAAGGCTAGAAAGGATTCACGGTCTTTTTCAGTCAGCTCGTGAATCCAATCAATCATGACCGATATTGGCTCTGCGCCTGTTCGAAGTCTCTGTTCTCTTTATAGCGCCGGAACATCTCTTGTTGCAACGCAGTA